GACGCAACATTTTGAGGTATGGTCCTGTTAAGGGACTAATGCACGCATGCCCAGCGGCGTGCAAGAACACACTTACCTCTAAGTGTGACCTTCTCGTTCTCCTCATCCCTACGATAAAGGCCGAGCAAGCCTTTAAGTAGTCGAGTGGTGTAGAACGGCAGCTTGCTGTCGTCCTTTACCGAAACAACTGATGGAATGCGGAGCTCAACTCTCTGAAACTTACTCTTCCACCGAGAGGGAATCCCGGTGTTACGAGAGTCGCAGACATCAGGATCGGGACAATAATGCCCTAATCCACCTAGTCGACTAGTCCACGGTACCCTACCGTAGAGCTGTCGGGTCTCCTCGCGGAGAAAACGACAGGTCGACCAGTAGCCTTTGTTAAAGAAGGCTTCTGAAAGCTCAATTAAATGAGCATAGAGTGAATGAGAAGGGCGTCTACGATCTACAACCCTCTTGAACCGAAGTGGGGTCACCACCTGGCCCATATAAGCGTCCATGCCGCAACTTTCCCTAAAGAAACTGCGGCTAAAGCTCTTGTCTTTGTTGACAAGGAGCCCGGTCGACTCGAGAGTCGTAACCACATCCTCGAAACCCGCCGTTGGGACGATCAGATCGTCACCAAAAACTAAGAAACGAGAATTGTGGGAACGGTGCTTGAGACGAAGCGTCGCTTCGGTAAGTGCCCAAATAGTCAAAGACATCACGGGGAAGCACAAGGCCGAACCCATGGGAGCAAACTTCCTTAAGGGAAGTATGGTTCCATTTGGTAACTCCGTTGCTGTACTCCGGCATGCATACCAGGCTTTCCGGACATGCTCTGGGAAGAGTGCATCGAAAAGCGCGCATGACACGCGGTCTGAGGCCTCCTTCAGGTCTAGCGTGCTATATTCTTTGTCGAGAGACGAAGAGTAAGCAAGTTCCCTGTTGAGACTTTGGTTGGTAAAGTTGACTCTCCCTTTAGTTAGGGGGTGGGACTCAATCAATCGGACCAGTGTTTTATGCTGACCCTGTTGAATCCATTGAACCTCAAGAGGTTCCATAGAGATCAACCTCGGACCTCTCGAATCCTTCGGCACCAACACAACCTTAGCCAGCGGGTTTAACGCTGGTTCCAGCTTGGTGTACCATCCGGATTCAAATGAGTTACGAGACAGAGAAGCAGAGAAGAAGCGGTAATAGGGGAACTCCTGGTGGAGCCTCTGATACTTCCTTCGGAAGTAGTACTTACCGTTTCCGCGCTCCCCCGTTGCAACTGCACCGGGACCATGCTTTGGCCGAATGTTCTGAGGGTTGAACCCCAAAAGCAGTCGTCGTAAGAGACGAGAAGCCAAAGCGACAATGCTGGGATCAACACCCATCTCTTCGATGGTTGTGGGAATCTCACTTTCTGTTTTGCAGAAGGTTTCTACGACACGGGCCTCTTGCTCTCGCGAGTAGGGGAGCTCAAGTTTGTAGAACAGCATCAAGACCTGCAGTAACTCCTGGAGTAACTGTGGGTCAAATTGGGTCCTAACAGATCCATCATGGTTGAAGACATGCTTTGTCCAACCCGACATGAATGCCGGGAGAAGACTACCTCTCCGCGACCTGCGAAGGCCGAGAGGAGGTATGAAAGCACCGGATTCGAGACCTTGAACGATTGCCTTTCCCAGCGATGGGAGAACAGTCGTGAGGAAACTCGGACCCTCAGCCGCAAATCGTGACCGAACATATAGAAGGTCACGTTCTTTGTCCGTCTTACACACGATGAAACTGCTATCTTCATAGACTTTTGAGAACAAGCGAACGTAGAACGTTTGCCGGCTTTTCATTAGCTCCTAAGAAGGTAGCCAAATCCCCCCCTAAAAATGGGAGGCCCGTAAGATCAGGTCTCGCCGCGGTTGAACCGCGTCTTGTAGTCGCCAGAGGCTGCAACAAGGAACTCCGCCAGGTAGGCGTACAGATCCGAGATGTCAGCATCGACGATGTCGAGCCCCACGGGGCGCGACAGGGACATGCTGAGAACAGCTGTATGTTCGTTTTCATCAGCGTCAACTCGAGTGATCGAGAAGGCCGCGATGTTACGATACACGGCATCCTTTCCGGCAACGGCGGGTTTACCGCCGAAGGCTGGAACTCCTGCCTTGGCAGGAGAGTAAATGGAACGGATGGTGACAGCGTTTTTGCGAGCTGAGGTCGAGTCAGTAGCAACATAAAGGTTCCCGTTGGGAACCGGGTTGCGCCTGGTGAACGACTTGGCAGCGGCAGCGTTGTCCTTGAGTGCGAGAGGATCGGGAAGGGCCATAGGGGGTGTTCGGGTGAGAAAGGTGCTACGGGGAGTCGTGGGTCAGACCCACGGCTGACTAGGTGGCGAGAGCCACTATATTGGCAATTGGTTTGCGTTGACACTTGTGTCAAACGTCAGCCCAAGCGTTGTCGGTATACCTGAAGTCCGCTGAAAATTGACCTTGGTCATTTTGGAAGCGGACGCCGGTGATGTCCAGCCCTTCCCTTCGGGGAGCTGTAGCCTAACTTGGCAGTCTGAAACGTAAGTGATCTTAGTCGTGGACCAAGTATCCGAAAGGGTGATGTCCCCGTCGAATGTATCATTCGTATTCAATTCGCCAAGCAACTCACCGATGTTAGTAAAATAATCAGCTAGGAAGCTGAATGGGATAAGGTCCCACCCTGTCTGAAAGAGGTTGTCAACCCCTGCAGCAGCGGCGATAGCGGACCGTCTCCGACTAACATCATCGAGACCACCAAGAGTTTGTGTGAAGGTGCCACCTGCGCGCATTACCACGCGAGCAGACCATGCGAATCTGTGTTGCAAAGCCCCTAAAGGCCATGAACCAGCATTCTCAAACGAAGTCAAACCGCTTGCGGTGTAGCTTCCGCCTGAACGAAACTTGGTAGGTTTACCGTACGTATCCTTCAGTTGTTGGATACGCTTATCAACAGCAGCATCAAGACCTAACGTCGCTGTAATATCGTTCCAAAGGGGAACGATGCCAAACTGGTACTTTAGCCAGTGGTCAGCGGCTGTTTTGCTCAGAGATATCTTCCGGCTAGTGAACGCTTGGGAAAGCGCTCCGAAGGTCTTAGGACCATAGTCGGAAAGGCGAAACAAACCGTTTAGGGTTTGTTTGATATCACCTATCTCCACGATAGCAGTCGGCAAGCTGAACTGCTTTGGGATTTGATCAACGACGGATCTGACCGCTCTTCTGTTAAAGGAAGAAATAGTCGACGACGTTGACGGGAGAAAACCGGGGTGTATACTCCAGTTGTAACCCATTTTCCCATCCACTTCATGATGGTACACGTACCAAGAGAAGGGATTCGTGGAAGGAGTAGGTAGAGCAACACCATTATTAGTGGTGATGATCTTTTCATGCTCACACGGCCTTACTTTACTACTCTTGGGTCCTTGCTCATCTCTGAGCGCGGACCTCTTCCAGGTCCCGTTGGGACCAGGACCCTCAGCGATGAGGTTCCTGTTTTCTGGAGCCCAGGCTGGTATGCTATAGTAACGGCACACCGGTCCGATAGAGTAGGGGGTTTGGTCGACCCGATACCTGTTGGTAGGCATAAAAGAACACGTGTGTAGGGCAAGGAGGAGTGTCTTTTGCGATACGTTGGGGGTGAATACCCGCGGCGGAAGCGCAGAGGGACT